TTTCAGAGATTCGTTTGTTGGTCGATACTTAGATACATCAAATGATAGTGATGAAGAAATAAGAAGTAATCTTGTACACTTATTATTAAGTAAAAAGGGAACAAGATATTTTTTACCTGATTTTGGATCTAGATTATACGAATATCTTTTTGAGCCTTTAGACGGACCAACATTTAGTGAAATTGAAAATGAAATAAGGGATTCTGTTAGTAAATATATGCCAGGGATCTTAATAACAAACATTAAGATAACAGATGCATCAAAAGAAGACCAAAATCAAGGAACATATGTAAATCAATATGGGGAAAAAGAATTTACGGTACCAAATATATCACAGTTAGAACATACCGCAAAAGTTAGAATTGATTACAAAAATACTAATAATGCATTTAACTCAAGTGATTTTTTAATTATTAATATTTAATAGTATATGGCAAATAAAAAAATATCTTACACAACTAGAGACTTCGCAGGAATAAGAACTGAATTAATAAACTTTACAAGATCTTATTATCCCGACTTAGTACAAAATTTTAATGATGCTGGAGTATTTTCGGTATTATTGGATTTAAACGCTGCGGTAACTGATAACTTACAATTTCAGATTGATAGAAGTATACAAGAAACAGTATTACAATACGCACAACAAAAGTCATCTATTTATAATATTGCCAAAACTTATGGTTTAAAAATACCTGGATCAAGACCTTCTGTTGCATTAGTAGATTTTTCAATAACAGTTCCAGCTTTTGGAGATAGAGAAGATTTAAGATATTGTGGAGTTTTAAGAAGAGGGTCTCAGGTTAATGGAGCTGGACAACCATTTGAAACAGTATATGATATTGATTTTTCATCACCAACAAATGCCGAAGGATCACCAAACAGATTAAAAATTCCAAATTTTGACGCAAATAATAATATCACTAATTACACAATAACAAAAAGAGAGGTTATTGTTAATGGTATAACAAAAGTTTTTAAAAGAGTTATTACGCCAAATGATGTAAAACCATTTTTTGAATTATTTTTACCTGAAAAAAATGTTTTAGGTATAACCAGTGTCTTACTTAAAGACGGGACACAATATACTTCTCCACCGGAAACACAAGAATTTATGTCGTTATTAAATAGATGGTATGAAGTAAAGGCATTGGCGGAAGACAGAGTTTTTGTTGAAGACCCGACAAAACCATCAGATCAACCTGGAATTAAAGTTGGTAAATACATTGTTACAAATACTAAATTTATTAGTGAGTATACTCCAGAAGGTTATACTAAAATGACTTTTGGTGGTGGAAATGTTTCAGCTGATGAACAATTGAGAGAATTTGCAAGAGACGGTGTTGGATTTGATCTTAACAAATATGTTAATAATTTAGCTTTAGGTAGTACATTAAAGCCAAATTCAACATTATTTATACAATACCGTGTTGGGGGAGGGCAATCAACCAATTTAGGTGTTAACATTATTACACAGATTGGAACAGTTTCGTTTTTTGTTAACGGACCCTCAGAATCAATTAACTCAACGGTAGTTAATTCACTTAGAGTTAATAATGTTACCGCAGCAATTGGGGGAGCTAATCCACCAACAACTGAGGAAGTAAGGCAATATGTGTCTTATAATTTTTCCGCACAAAACAGAGCGGTTACAATAAATGATTATGAGTCGGTATTAAGAACTATGCCGTCTCAATTTGGTGCACCGGGTAAAGTATCTATTGTTGAAGAAAATAATAAAATAAAAATTAAAATGTTATCCTACGACACTAATGGTAATCTAACAGAAGTTATTTCTAACACACTTAAAAGTAATGTTGCAAACTATCTATCAAATTATAGGATGATAAACGATTACATATCCGTTGAGACGGCTAATGTAATAGATTTAAGTGTTGATGTAGATGTTGTTTTAGACTCAAGTCAAAATCAAGGGTCAGTTGTTGCTAAAATTATTAATATTGTTACACAATATTTTAGTCCAACTGTTAGGGGGTTAGGTCAAAATGTTTATGTTTCTGAAATTAGAAGATTAATACAGAGTGAAAATGGTATTATTTCTGTTTCGGGAATATTCATTTATAATAAAGTTGGGGGACAATATTCATCTTCCCAAACTTCACAAGCATATGAAGATCCATCAACAAATATGATTAAATTAATTGCCGATACAATATTTGCAGAACCAACTCAAATATATCAAATTAGGTATCCAAACAAAGACATTACCGTTAATGTTCTTAATTTAAAAACAATTAATTTCTCTTGATAATTTATTTTTTGAATAAAAGAATTATTTTTTGAAAATAGGAAATAAACTATTTATCAAAAAAGAGTAATTAATGCCAAAATCATATAGAATACGAACTACCCCTGGTAGTGAAAAAACTATCAACATTCAATTAGAACAGGACTTTGAGTTTTTAGAGATATTATCTTTAAAAATTAACCAAGGCGAAATCTATAATAGAATGTGCTCCGATTATGGGGTAGTTGTTGGTAGAGTTATTGTTAATAATGGATTTGGAGTCCCAAATGCTCGGGTATCTGTTTTTATTCCTATTAGTGATTTAGATTTAGAAAACCCAATAATTTCTGAATTATACCCTTATAAAACAATTTCTGACATAAATGAAGATGGGTATAGATATAACCTATTACCGAAAGAACCATCATATAATGGACACAGTGCAACAGGAAATTTTCCATCAAAAACAGAAATCCTTACAGATCAATCATATGTTGAGGTATACGATAAATACTATAAATTCTCAGTAAGAACAAATGAAAGTGGTGATTACATGATATTTGGAGTACCAACAGGTACTCAAACAATATTAATGGACGTTGATTTATCTGATATTGGTTGTTTTTCGTTATCACCACAAGATTTATTAGATATTGGTATTGCTGTTGATTCACAGGTTGATGGGTCTAGATTTAAAAAATCAACAAATTTAAATGAGTTACCACAAATTGTTAGTTTAAATAAAATTATTGAGGTATCACCATTATGGGGTGAACCTGAAATTTGTTTATTAGGGATAACTAGATCTGACTTTGATTTGACCGCAAGTCTAAATATTAATATACAACCAACAGCAGTATTTATGGGGTCATTAATTTCGACTACAAACGATGATGCGGTTAGAGTTAGTTGCTCACCAAGAAATAATACTGGAAATTTATGTGAATTAGTTGCAGGACCCGGAGAAATAGTTGCGATTAGACAAACCATTAATCTTGATACAGTTGGTAGACCAATTCTTGAATCTTATTCGTTAATTGAAGGAGGAAAAGTTATTGATTCGGATGGTACATTTTTAGTAAATGTCCCAATGAATTTAAATTATATTATAACCAATGAATTTGGGGAACAAGTTTTATCTGATGACCCTAATAAAGGTCTACCAACAAAAGGAAAATATAGATTTAAATTTAAATGGCAAAATGAACAAGGTTTGCAAAATCCATTTCAAAGAGGACATTTTCTTGTTCCAAATATTAAAGAACACGGATGGATATTATCAAACCTTGACCCATTGATAAATTTCCCAACTACGCCACATGTAATTACAATACCAAATGGTACGGTTACTTCTACATATAATCTAAATAATACAGCAACAGGTGGTTTATCTTTAGATTTTAAAACTAACGTTGAAAGTTTTTCAATTTTATTAAATAATGTCCTATATTTTGGTGATTTAGAAAGTATTCCAATTACCGTTATTAATACAACTATAATAATAACTGTAGTTCCTATAAATCCTGGAACCCTAACCCAAATTAATTATACGTTTTACCAACAACCAACTTTTGATGCTTTAAGATCTTATGCTTTTAGTGTGGATTGGAATGATTATGGAGATAATACTACAACCGCAGGTCAACAAATAATACAAGAAGCGATTAATTGTGAAGATAAGTTCTATGAATTTAATTATAATAAAGTTTATACCACATCAATGTTTTTGGATAGGTATAAAAGAGGAGTTGGAAGAGCAAAACACTTAGGAATTAAAGAAATTGATGATAGACAATGTAAGTCCACAACTAACACATTTCCGGTTAATGATATAATTAAAAATTTTGATAGTTTGTTTTTTATATTTAATCTATTAATCAATATATTGGCAATACCTTTTATAATCATATTATGGCTTATGCATTTTATTGCATTTATTTGGCCTGTTTTCAAATGGTTATTAGTTATTTTAGGAATTTATTTTGCGGTAGATGCGATCATGGAGGGGATTGAATTAACAAATGCGATTATTTATGTGTCATCCACTTTTGCTGTTCCTGGGGGACCTGTATTTAGTGTGGGTGCAATATTACAAATTGCTTTGCTTTATGTGAAAATTCTTTTTAAATTAGCGTTAGGGTTATCTTTTGCAGCATTTACTCTAATTTATTTAATAAGAATAACAGATTTCCCAAGATTTGGATTACCAATGTTGTCTTATCCAGAATGTACAAGTTGTGATTGTGATTGTGGAAACGCAGAAATTGATGATGATATTGATGCCAACTCTGTTAATGCTGATATTGCTGCACAACAAGGTGGGTTAGATGATAGTGGACTAACATATGCACAGTCATCATCATTTATTGCTCCTGTAAATTTATCGGCGTCATATAACATACCGCACCCAAATTTTGACAACTTTCCGGGAACAGATTCTAACGATAATAATATGGGATATTTTTATAGTCCACCGCTCGTGGATTTTGGACAGAACCAATATAAATCATTAATAAATCGAGTTGTGAATCAAGATCTAGGGGGTGATGTTGTTATAAGTGCGGTGATTGATTTTAGAAGATTATTTTCAGG